GGTATCCTTCACATAGGTATTACCAGTAGAATCACGAAAAACGGTTTGACCTCTAGAGTTTTTAGCAACGGTACCATCAGCATTAGCTACAACACCACGAGAAGATCCATCAGAAATACGGCCTGTAGCCATACCGCCTACACCAGAACCTGTGTACCCACGTTCATAGTCTTTGTCTCGTGTATCCATAGTCATTGGTTTTGAACCAAGCCCCAAGAAACCGCCAAGTTTAGTTTCTGAAAACTTCTTGCCTACAATAGTTTCAAAGACACCTTTAGTTTCTTCTTCTTTTTTCTTAGCACCAATACCTGTAGAAGCACCTTTAGTAGCATCAGGAGTAGTAGCAGTTTTCGTTGTTGTTTCCGTTGTAGCAGGTGCTGGTGTTGATGCAGGTGTTGGTGTAGCACTTGTCAAATCTCCTGCTGGTGTAAATCCACCAAACGTAGTAGTAGTAGACAAGTTGTTTCGATAGCTTTCAGGTGAAACTCCAGTGTATGTTGGGTACTCTTTAGCAGCTTTTGGTGCTTCGTATTCATCTGACAAAACGCCCGTTTTATTAAGGGTACTTTCAACTTTTGCTGATGGTGCATTTGTACGTGCTGACCGCAGATCATCAGTGGTATCTACTGTAATTTCTGGTTTAGTTTCTGCTGGTGCATTTGTACGTGCTGATCTTAAATCATCAGTAGTATCTACTGTAGAAGCGGTGTTGTCAAGTTCAGGTTTAGCTTTACCGTAGCTAACTGTACCATCCTTTTCCTTTTGGATATTGTTGGGATTAGCATTTACAGTATCTTCCACTGCCTTTTTTGTTTCTTCTTCAGGGAAACCAAAAGCCTTGCCTACAATCCGAGTAACTCGTTTCTCTATGGTTGCAATTTTTTGCTCTACTTTTTTTGCTGTATTTGCAGCTATCTTTGCTGGATTAAGTTCGATAGTAGGATCTTTCCACCCTAGCTCTGGTAGAATATCTTTAATTGGTTTAACTTCTTCTTCTGTCAGAGTACCTGCCTTAATCCGACGATTTACTTCTGCTTGTAATTGAGCCTCATTAAGGTTAACCATAGCTGATACTGCAATTCCACCAACAAGAGTTGACATGCCTTTCATAGCCTTATAGCCAACAGTGTCTGCTTTTGCAATTTCGTTTACGAGATCTTTGTTACTGGCATTGGCCATATCAAAAGGCTTTTCAGTTATTTCCTTTTCATTCTTTTCGTGATCCATTCTCAGACCAGTCACGAGTTTATCAGCAGGAGTATCATTATTGCCAATAGCATCTTCGCCATCATATCGTGTGTAACCATTAGGAATAGCAAAAGCAGGCTTGCCGCCAAAGAATGGAATGTTAAACTTTGCACCAGCAGCATTACGATACTCAACAAAGGTCAAAAAAGAATCACCCATAAGTGATCGGAAGTCTATCTTTGGAACATCTTTCTTTACTGAACCACCTTCTGCAAAAGCCATTTCCATCTGATCATCTTCATCTTCTTCCATGATAAGATCATCTTCTGTAAATGGGGTATCATCTTCTGTAAATGAGGTATCGTCTGGTAGAGTAGCTTCATCACTGTTACCCATCTGGCCCATGTCACTCATTTTTTGCAAACCATTCTTAGCTTGCTCACGAAGTTTCATAAGCTTTTCTAAACCAAAATAACGTACTACGTCCGCAGGAAATACGAACTCACCTTCACTTAGTTTAGCATCGATATCATCACGGACTTCTGCACGAGTACTTCCGAGAGGAACATCATTGCCCGACTCTTCATCTACCATACCACCTTCTTGTTTAAGGCCACCGTCTGCAAAAGTCCGCATTTGATTATCCATTTGATAGTACCTCTTCTCGTAAAAGTTTGATCCTGCGGAGTTGATACACTGCACCTTGTGCTCTATGTAATGCTACTGGATCATCAGACTGTTCCATGATTCGATGTTGAGATTCAATCACCGATTCAAGGTATTCTATAAAGTTATCCCACTGCTGGTGGTTGCTGACCAGCCCCTTGAGGCGGCTGAGGTGTTCCTTGTGGCTGAGCATTTCCAGTAAATCCTTGTTCACCCGGTGTAGGGACTTGGCCAGTACCGATAGTACCACCGCCTGCACCTGTCTGATCCATTGGATTAACACCAGCAGGAGCAGCACCGGGCTGTCCCTCAGGAGCTTGTTGTTGAAAAGCCTTTAACAACTCAGCTTGTACTGCTGCTTCATCCATGTTATTTGTGACCTTATCAGGGTCAAGTTCAAGAGATTTTGCAATCTCCCTAATAATATACTGGAACTTAGCAAACGGTGCAAGAGTAGGATTCTGTGCTGTTTGAAGGAATTGCATAAGCCGTTGGCTACGAACTTCTGTTGCCATAAGACTTTCCGTACCACGTGCCTTGACTTCGAGATCACCACGTAGTTCAGGATCAAAGTTAAACTGCATATTAAAACGGAACAACCCCTCACCAAGTGGTTGCAACAGATAATCATCCACGTTTTTAATAACGTTTTTAATACCGCCACTAGCAGCACCCATAAGCATAGAGATACCTGAGGCAGTACGACCAACACCACTAACACCAGTCTGGCCATGAGCAAAGCTAGGAAAGCCTGTACTCTCATCAGCAAGCACACGTGCCTTATCAAACAACTGTAGATTTTCGTTTGACAGGTTAGGAAACTTAGTTCCAAAGATAGCTTGACCGGGAGCACCACCCTGACGACGGAACACTTTACCGGGATACACAGACAAGTCCTGTCCCGGCACAAGGTTAGTTTCATCAATCTCAATAAGCAAGTTACCACTAAGCACAGCATTGTCTACAGCCATACGCATGAAACCGTTCATCAAAGTTTGAGTATCATCCATATTCTCTGCAATACCAACACCAAAGAAGCTATAAGGATTTAGCTCATAAGGTGCAGCCATGTAAGGAATAACAGCAGGCTTGAATGGGTTAAGTACCATGCGTAGCAATTTACCATTGCAGATCCACACGTTTGCTTGGAGTTCATCCACATCTTGCATTGAGGATGGGATGTTTACACCATTCTCAATTAAAATGTCTGTATCTACCATACCCCAATATTCAAGTACTTCAAAACGATCTACACCATGATTAGGTGCGTAGTCAGCAAGATCATCTTCCCAGTATTCTTTATTGTAGTTTTCACCCATAGCAATGACTTCATCAATCACTTTACTACGGAAGTAAGGACGACGTTTAAGAGCACGTACTTGAGTACGTGACATCTTATGACGTTCAATAGCAAACTGAGCTTGATCCATGTTTGATGCGTCAGGGTCAGGATAGAAATTCCAGACAGACACGTGTGAAACTTGAGGAACAGTACGGATAATTGGGGTGTACTCACCATCTTCTGCCCAGTTTGGGTACTCTTTGTCTACTGCAAACGGACCTTTCATAACACCAGTACCAAACAATGCCATTTCAAAGGCAGTGCTACGCATATGTTTGCTGGCATTTGATTCTTCAAGCTGGTCTTGAATTTGCTTTTGCATCTTCTTGGCAGCAATCATGGCAGGACTAAAGGTAATAGAGGTAGGTGTTTTACCAACACCAACTTTAACATTATCTAGCTCACCAAGGCTATCCTTAAGCGGTCCAAGGCTATCCATAAGGCTGCGAGCAGTGGCACCGGGAGGCAATGCTTTACCATCACCAGCAAAACCATAAGGACTTTCATTGCCCTTGCCTTTGCCACGAAGCTGTTCTGGCTCTTGTGGATCAAAGCTTACATCAGCAACCACGCCTTCTGGTAGTTCAGTAGGGTCAACAGTAAGTGGAAATTTATTGTTAGCAAACAGCACGTCAACAATCTGCCCATAGGCAGCAAGAGTTTTTGTCTTAGTGACTTTAATAAAGACACGTGACTTCTCTGTTTCGGTAAACTGTACATCTGATCCGTAAAGACCTCGGTAGTTACGATACGCACGTAGCCAACGATCAACATCTTGGCGACGAAAATCATCAGCACGATTATACCGTTCCATTACATACGAAATGATCTTAGATACTTCCGCATCATCCTCTGATGAATTGTCAGTGTCCTCTAGAACAATGGGATCGTCTTCAAAAAAACCGTCTGTATCTTCTGCCATTTACTTAACCTTTAGTATCCAAATGTGGAGTCTGCTACCCGCATACCCATTGATCTTGTTGCATTAGGATCATAATCAAAAATGCTAAAACGAGGTCTACTCATTATCCCATAACGTAGTGCATCATACAAGTGGTCTTCTGACGTAGTATCGATGTCTTCTGGGTTTCTCTTATCAATAGGTAAAGCAGGCAGTTGTGCAATTATGTTTGTACAGTTCGAGAAAAACACCATCCGAGGTTCATCTGTAAACTCATCTATCTGCAAACGCCTGTGTAGTTCGTTCTTCCCGGCAACACGAGATCCCTTACTACGGTCTGATGGTCTCCAACGACAGCCTCGTTGAATCATTTGCTCTGCTAGGCTAGGGCCAGTGTCCCCACGTTTGTGCCACAAAGAGCTATCCAGTACACCGTACTTAATATTACCATCACCTGCTTCTAATTCATTGATCATGTCAGCAAGATCGGTAGCAAGCACTTTAGATACGTACAGTTCCCGGTAAATAATTAGTTGTTCAGATGGAGATACCGCAAACCAGACAACTCCTGACTTACTGCCGTAGCCATAGTCACAAGCACGAAACTTAACCCAATTCCGAGGAACATCAAAAGGCTCAATAACATGTACTCTCCTATCAAACTCTGTAAATGCAGCACCTTCTTTGATATCCCAATCACCATCAAGTAGTTGTCTGCGTTGTTGCTCTGGCAAAGACAGAAGCATTGCTTCATAGTCACCTTGTTCTGCCAGATAAGGGTTGTCTTTTAGTCGAGCTGGGATAAATCTACGTTTAAATAGAGGTTTACCTGCTTTTGCATGTCCCGCTGGGTACCGAAGTACCTCACTAGTTTCAATATCAGTAGCTTCAAACGCCTTACCTGAGGGTGCAGGGTCAATAAACATCTTCTTAACCCAATGATGCCCACGTCCACCGGGGTTTGTAGTAGCCCGCATGTACACAGGCAAGTCAGGTGCAGTAGACCGTAGACGAGACCGCATGTAATTCCATGCAAATGGTGTGGGCCACTGGGTTAATTCGTCAAATCCTATCCAGCTAAACGCCAGACCCTGATAACGCAACACATCATCCTCTTTATCTAGGTATGACATCCACAATCTTGCGCCAGATGGAGCAGTCCACTGCATTTTACGTTCTGACCACTTGATACCGGGCCAGATTTTTGGGTACATCTCCTGTGATTTGAAGATAAGTTCCCGCAATTCTTCTGTAGTATGCCGCAATAGTAGGCCACTGAACGATGGATGCCCCATAAATCGCAGTGGATCTGCTAACATAGCATAAGATTTACCGCCACCAGCACTACCACCGTACAAAACTTCACGTTCACCTGCTGCAAGAAACTCTGTTTGTGGGCCGGGGTTAGGTTTGAAGATAATGTTGTGGGTATCTTCAATGTTTACCGTAGCTTTTTCATGAGTTTCTAGTAGTTTAATGGGTTCAGGTGGTGGAACCTTCGGTGCTGTTGTAGTTTTCTTTGGCACCGAGGCGGCTTTGGTCGATTTCGTGCGCCTTGGCGACCGCCTTTTCGGCATACTCTGCCCATCTGCGTAAGCTTCCAGCTTTGTTTTTTCGTTGTCGTTCATTGTCTAGACGTTTCTTCAATCCTACGTGCGAGATAGACCTACCTGTGTGTTTGGTTAGCCAATTAGCTACCTCACGATACGAGTATCTTTTCAGGTATTCCTTAGCTTCTTCAAGCCTATCTAATTCTACCTGAACTGGAAGTAGAATACCATCATCATTTTCATCTACTACATAACCAAAAGGAATTGTTCTAGAGATACGTGGGATAGGAACCCATTCATTGTCTTCTTTGATGTCAGTAAATTGTGGTAACTTCCACTGACCAGCAGACTTAATCATCGTCTTCCTCAACAGTAGCATTCTTGGCTGGCATAAGCATCACACCACCCTTAGCTTCTACTTGCATCTTCTCAGTTTTTACCAGACCAGTACGATCCAACAGTTCTTTGGCAGCAGCCATCTTATCACGGATACCCAATTCAGTAGGATCTGTAAGACCACCAACCAAAGCAAAAGCAGCCTTTGGTGCATTACGTGCCATGTACATGTGGGTGGCATCAAGGATCTCTTCCTTGAGTCCATTAACAATTTCTGTGGTACTATACGAATCAGAATATCCAGCAATCTTCTTGGCTGTTATGACATCACCATTAGCCTCATCAAAGAGAGCATTCATAAAAGCTTGTTGTTTTTCTGTAAGGGTACGTGCCATATTATTATTCCATCAATTCAAAATGTGGGCCATCGATAAAGGGCCGTTTGCCTTCACTACGACGCAGGTCAATATAATCCAGCATAGCTTGCTCCATAGTACCTTTGTACATACGGATGTCATTGATGTGCCAAGCAGCACCCCAACGAATAGCTACACCTTCATCACGTGCAGCTTTAGCCATAGCATCTGCCAGATCATCATAGACATTAAGTTCCCAGCATCCCTTACCATCCACATAAGCCATAAGATCTACAGCATGACCTGTGATGTGCTTAGACTTCATGGTTTGGCTACGCCCTGCCGCAACTAGCTTTTCTTGCTCTTCTACTGTACGCAGGCCATATGTGACACCGAAATCAATCTTGGTCAATAGAATGGCCTTCTGTACAACAGCCACGAGCTTTGGGTTAACACCCTCAAGTTTGTCTAAGCTGCGTTGTGATAGTTTGAAACTCATTTGTCTTTACCTTCTGATGTAGCACTGGCACCAAAGTAGTATGAAATTACAGCAGATGCACTACCACCCAACCAACCAACTGCCACATTAATAAGCCCTAAGTCAGCACTATGATCCATAAATGTTACAGCACCAATGTAAGAGAAGAAGGCAATGAGAGTACCAATAGCCAACACAGTAGGTGTGCTGTCTTTCATCATGGCATGACGACTACGGGCACTATCACGATCTGAGGCATTGATCTTAGCAAGGTCAATGTCCAATGACTTCATCTTAGCTTTGAAGTCTAACTCAATACGTTTCAATTCAGCAAGCTGCTCTGGTGTAGCATTCTGAAGTGCTACTTCCACTTCATCTTTCGTAGCATTGGGATGACCTAGCAAGGCATTGCTAATAGCTTGCACAGCTTGACCTGCAAGAGGCCCACCAATAGCTGTGCCAATGGTAGGTGCAATAGACTGTAGCAA